AAGATAAACCGATTCATCTTCCTATACTGTTCGGCTTTAATTCCTGTTGCTATTTTAACTGGATTTCTTAAATCAGCAATTTTTTTCAACAACCAAGCATAAGACTCTCTTGAGGACATTTTAAGTCCTTCAGATTTTCTTGCGGCTGTTATTTCAGTTAATTTGGATATCATTCAGTTATTTAGTTACAGCCCTAGATGGTCTTCCGTAATCAATTTGAATTCCCAACCACGGTCTAAACAATATTCATTGGCTGCTTTCCATTTTGCTTGATTGACACCCCATGTTTTAACTTCATTGATAAACTGTTTTGTCTTTCTTTTTTGTGGTTCAGGTTGTGCAGTTTGTTTCTTTGGTTTAACCTCAAGCATCATAGTTGATAGTTTATTGTCTTTTGTTCTATACTTGACCAAAAAGTCTGGAAAGTAACGATGCCAACGATTATCCACAGGTGATATATAAGGAATAAAGAGTTCTTCTGAAGCCCATGTTATAATAGAGTCATTATTGTCTAACCACGACATTACTTTAGCCTCCCAAGATGAACGATATACTATGTTGGTGGGGTCGCCAACATACTTTTCTGGGTGTTTTGGTTTGAATAGTCCTGAATATGCCATAAATAGTATGTATACCAAATTTAAGAGAAAAAGATGGCAGATATAAAAATAGACATGGTTAAACCGGTAGACTTGCCACAAATGGCAGGTCCCTTGAGTATTTTAGAAGCCAATTATAATGATATGTCCGTTGTTAAGTATCCTAGTGATTTAGGCACAACTCAGGGGAGAAATACTAAAAATCATTGGGTGTCTTTTAGAATTTATGATATTCAACCTGCTGGTATTAGAGATGCGGAACAAGGATTAGCTAAAAATGAAGCTGTACTAGCAATTAGTGATACTTCTGCGGTGTCTACTGGAGTAATAGCAACAGCCGCAGGGCTTGTTGCAGGGAAAGGTGTAGCATTAACAAATGCCTTGGGTGCCATTGCTTTGTCTAAAGGATTTTCAGTATCACCTCCAATTAGTAGTATAAAGTCCTGTATTTCACTTTATATGCCAGACACTTTAACTGCCACATATGATGCTAATTATGAAGAAATGAGCTTGACTTCTGATTTAGGTCCAGCAATAACAACACTTAGAGCACTAAACGCTTCAATAGATTCTGCTAAAAAAGGAACTATAGGTAACACATTAAGTACCGATCCAAATGTGGTACAAGCTGCAGTTGCTGCGGCTAGTGCGGTTGGAGTTCCAGGTGTTAATGTGGAGAATATAGGAACTTTATTGCAACGGGCTCAAGGTTTTGCTTTAAACCCTCAATTACAAATGGTTTATCGTGGTACAGGGTTAAGAAGTTTTCAACTATCATTTACATTTACACCAAAATCAGCAACAGAAGCAACACAGGTAAATAATATTATTAATCAATTTAGATTTTATTCTTCACCAAGTTTAGCACAAAGAGTTGGTACGGTAGCTCAAGCGACTACAAATAGTATGTTTTTAGTACCTCCGTCTGTATTTGAGATTGAATTTTATGTTAATGGCCAACAAAGTGTGAATTTACCTAGATATGGTCGTTGTGTTATGACTGGTTTAGATGTTAACCATGCACCAAATGGTTTTGCAGCTTATGATGATAGTTCAATGGTACAAACAACATTACAAATGTCATTTAAAGAAATGGATATTCTCACAAGAGATAATATCAATGACAAATCCAATCCAAGAAGGTAAATATGTTATATTTCGATACTTTTCCTTTAGTCGTTGCTTCAGATTATAAAAATAATGCCATTCTACTGACCAATCTTATGGCCAGAGTGCAAATTATACCTTCATTACTTAGAAATCCATTATTATTTTATTCATATGACTTGAAAGAAAGTGATAGACCTGATATAATAGCAAACAAATACTATGATGATTCAAACAAGTATTGGATGGTTCTGTATGCCAATGAAATTATGGATCCTTTGTATGATTGGCCTTTAACTTCTCAACAATTTGATGCTTATTTAAAAAACAAATATAGTGCAGCTGCTGGAGGTGATGCATTTGTTCTCACTTATACCACAAGTACCGTGCAAGAATACAGGAAAACAATTACAACTTATGATAGTACATCATTAGAAACTACATCAAAAACTGTTGTGGTTGATTTAACTACATATAATAGTATAACAACAGGTTCAATCACACAAACATTTAGTTCTGGTGCTTCTGTAACTAGAACAACATCAAAAACTGCTGTTAGTGTCTATGATTATGAAATAGAATTAAATGAAGCAAAACAAAATATTAAATTAATCAATTCTTCATATAGTAATCAACTTGAAAATGATTTGAAAACATTGATGGCTCAATAAAATGGCAGGTATAAAAAGTCAATTAGATTATTCATTAACGAATCTGACGTTATTAACTTCAGTTACCACGTTTGACTTAAAAAATACTATGCAAGAAATATCCTACAATGAGGATATATTTAATAATGTGTTATCTGGTTATGTGATGATAGTTGAGGCTTCAGGTTTCATTGAAACTCTGGCTGTAAATGGTACTGAGTTCCTTCGTTTAACTTTTAGTAAGTTTGGTGATAGAAGTAATCAAATAGACAAATTATTTCGTGTTTACAAGTTAGGTAAAAGAAAGCTTGAAGGCACAATGTATAAAGAATCGTATGTTTTATATTTCTGTTCAGAAGAATTATTACTGTCTGAGCAATATAAAATTAGTAAACGATATAAAGATTATTTAATCTCTGACATTGTATCAGATGTTCTTGCTAATTATTTAAAAGTCCCATCAAATAAAAATGGTACAATAGAAACTACTTATGGTAAATACAATTTTATTATACCCACATTAAAACCATTTGATGCCATCAATTTTGTAACTAATTATGCAAGACCAAATCCACAAAATCCTGGTGCTGATATGTTATTTTATGAAGATAAGAATGGGTTTCAATATAGGTCATTACAAAGCTTGATGAAACAACCATCATATTATACTTACACATATAAACCAAAAAATATTAATAGTAAAGATTTAAATAGTGACGTACACAATGTATTAACATATGAGTTCTTAGATACTTTTGATACATTGAATGGTATTACTTCAGGTACATTTGCTAATCAATTAATATCTATTAATCCATTAACACGGTCAAAGAAAGTAACTAATTTTAGTTATGATGCTTATCAAAAAAGTGCCAAGAATTTAAATCCTTATGGTATTATTGATGATTCGACAAATAGGAATGGTGATAATTTAAGCCAAACTTCACAAGCTATGTTAAAATTGATATTTTCTAATTTTGATAGTGGCACCAATTCGTATGTTGCTGGAGTTCCAGGTGCATCAGGAAATGATATATATGCTGAGACATTCATTCCTAATAGAACGGCACAACTAGGATTGGCCAACTATACAAGATTAAGAATATCTGTGCCAGGTGATTGTAATTTAACTGTAGGTCGTGTTCTAACATTTAACTTAACATCAAGAAACACAAAGAATAACGGAGCTCTCGATAAATATTACTCTGGGAATTACTTTATTACTGGTGTTCGTCATATTATCGATTTAACTAGATTTAGAACTATATTAGAAATAACAAAAGAGAGTGTACCAAATCCATACCCAGCAAATAGTAATAAGTCTCCTTTGTGGTCTAATTCAGTAAAAGGAATTATATAATGAGTAAAGGTGTAAACAATCATAATTTTGCCGGACTTAATGGTTTTGTTTGGTGGATGGGCGAGATTGTAAATAGATTTGATGACTTAGGACTAGGTCGTTGCCAAGTAAGAATATTTGGTTGGTATGGTGATGATATTCCTGTTGAAGATTTACCTTGGGCTTTTCCAATGAATCCAATAAACAACACAAGACATTTTGAAGCCCCATCACTAGGTGAATGGGTTGTTGGGTTTTTTATGGATGGTGATTCAGGACAAACACCAATCATGATGGGTGTTATACCTGGTGTTAAAAAAAATTATGATTCCGAATAAAGGATAAAAAAATGGCGTTTACAGTAAAATTTGATCCAATGGTGACCGTTCCAGGAAGTTATGGAAAATTAAAAGAACCAAATCCACCAAAAACTGTAGCACCTGCTGATGCAATATTAGCAGGAACATCAACAGTAATGCAATTGGCAAGAGGTTCGATTGCAAACACTTCTATTGCACTATCAAATGCTGATATTTGGCATATTTGTGATCCAAAATCACGGGTTGCTTTATTCTTAGCAACAAAAAATTCTGAATTAAACCAAGAATTACAAGCTATCAGAGACAAAATTGTGTCTGCTTTAATTGGTGATACTGTTAGTCCTGTTATTACTGATATTAAAGCATTTGTAAAAGACGCTCTTGCTGTCTTGAAAAAGATTAGTAAAATATTAGAATATGTTAATGAACAGATTATTGCAGCAAAGGCATTTATTGCTGAATTGAATTTTTTTCTAAATGTTGTTAAAAGTTTACCACAAAGAGTTGCGGCCACATTATCACAATGTTTAGCTTTGTTACAAAATGCTTTAAAAAAGGCAACAACATTTGCTGCTAGTCCAGAATTAACTGAATTGATAACAACAACAAAAACTATCATCAATCAATCAAATCAAGCTGTAGCCGGAGTTAATAGTTTAGGCACAGACTTAAATGGTTTACAATCAAACTTAGCATCTGTACCTTCTGCTTTATCGAAAGGTGTTGCTTCGGCTTCATCATCACTCACATCGAGTTTGAGTAGTTTCTCAACAAATATTTCTGGTATATCAGCAGCTATAACAGATGGTAATGGAAAACCTCTTGTACAAATGAGTAAATCGAGACCTTAATCATGGCAGATAATATTTACGGAAGCACATGGACTACAGCGGCAAACACACAAGTAGGATCATACCCATACATTAATCTATCTCAATCTGAGGCAGGTCATATGGACATGAAGGATGACACGCCAGGTAATGAATCCATGAGGCGCCAGCATGGTACATCAGGTACATATCAACATTGGTACGCTAGTGGAGATGCAGATGCTGTAGTAAAAGGTAATAATTTTACAGTTATCGTAAAAGACAATAATATTTCAATTCGAGGTATTTGTAATATTGAAGTATATCAGGATTGTAAACTTACTGTTCACGGTGATATGATTTCCGAGATAGACGGAAACTTAAAGGCTAGCGTTGGCAAAAAAACACAAATACATTCAGCAGGTAATGTCGATTTAACTAGTGACGGAGATGTTAGTATATCTGCTGGACCTGGAGATGTTTTAACTGGCCTTGGTGGCGGAGTTATATACTTAAATAGTCCATCCGATGTCATTGTTAGTGGTGACCTTCGTGTTCAAGGCTCAATTACTTGTACAGCACTATCAGCCAAAACAAATATTACTGCAGGATTTAAAGTTTTTGCTACTGGTGGATTAGAAACATTAGGAGGACTTAATGTTGGTCTTGTAACTCCTGGTCCAATAGTTCCTCCAGGCGTTATAACAGCAATAACATCAATCGAATCACCTCTAGCAACTTTTGGTATCATGGGTTCAATTTTAATGTCTGATGTAATCAATACATCAATATATGATTTTCATACTCATCCTGCACCAAAAGGTTCTACAGGAATACCATTTGTACCTTTCTTTGGAGTTTAAATTATGTATGTAAGCAATACAGCAGGTGTGTACGCAACATTAGGTTACAATTTTAGTGACCCTAATGGTGATGTGGTTGATTTATCAGCAAACACACAATCTCACATGAATTCAATGCCAGCTTTGATTAATAGTTGGCAGGCAGCAGATGTTACAAATAATAGTGTCAATGGTTATTACAAAAACCCTGTTGCCAATTCAGTTCAGAATATATGGAATACTGCAAATTCTATTATATCTTTGACGG